ATCAGGTAATTCATAATAGGCTAAACTGCTATCCTCGAATACATGGATCTTCGGGTAGCGGTAACTATTAATGTATGGACTATCCCGATACCCTCCCAACATGGCCACCCCATCTTTTCCATAGGCGTAAATTCTTGTGGCCACCTCCGAAATATCCTCACTAATTTCCAACCCCACAAGGTTTTTACCATACCGAATGGCAACGCCTCGATCCTGTCCAATGGAGGTTTTCATGGAAACTGTAAAGCCATCCTGCAGAATCTCCCCGCCAAAGGTTTTCACAAAACTGCTTGCATCTTCATCATCACTGAGCAATGCGGCAATGGGGTTTACTTTGCTTGCAGAGACCGAACCAGTCCCCGATATATTGGTTGAAAAAACAAAAGGCATGGAATAGGCAAAGGCATTTTTGATACTGTTTAACACGGTTTGCGCTGTGCCCGAAACACTAATGTTCAAGCAGAGATTATCCAATAAATCATAAAAGATATGGCGGGCATTTACTTGAATTCCATCCATATCAGGCTTGATGTGATAAATGCGAAAGGGCTGTTTTCCACGAGGGGTAGATGTAACAAGAATCCGCTCTTTTTCAATGTCCTCCCATTTTCCCCACTGGTCATAGGGATGGTCCATCTCCAGCTCATACAATCCGTTTAATTCTTCTTTTACAGTACAAAGGCTCGGAAGCAACGCCCCCAAGCCCAAAGTATCAAATGTTGTGCTATTTTTTTCGTGAATGGTAACCATCAAATCACCTCATATTCCTGCCCCGTGATTTCTGTATACTGCTCTGCTGTGATTCTGCCGCTTTTTACAAACATGCCTACATTCTCAGCAGAATAAATCTTAGAATCAAAATATCGCTTTACAATTTTATAAATCATCTACTCACCCCCTGTTGATTCAGCAATAATTCAGCTAATGTCATATCAATCTCTGTCTGTTTGCTTAAAATCAATTGCTGATTTAACAGCATTTCAGCTTGTAGGATTTCATCCTCTGTGGACTTCGGAATGGAATCTTGTAGTTCAACTTCTTCCCATTCACCATTGTTATACCGTTTTCCTAAAACAGATATATCCTCTTTGTCCAAAGAAATATAATTGTGAAGTTCTATCTCTTCATGCACACCTCTGATTTCTGAACAAATAGAATCCTCTTTCAAAACTGCATAATATCGCATTTTTATCCCCTCACCTTTGTCATCTCATTGTAGTAAACATCTACTCTTACATTACATGTTCCTGTAATGGGTGGGTCGGTAATGGCATTCCTGTGATACCAATTCAATGCCTCTACTTTTTTTATGTAAGCAGTCTTAAAGTTGGGTACAGAAGCCGTTGTCAATGCTCCCGATAAAGCACTTGAGCCATACACATGATAAGCAAAGCCAAAAACCGCACCCAGATATAAATAATAAGTGTAATTCCAATTACTATAAACCAAGCTGATTACTTGTGTTGTGTTATCGTAAAAAGTAAGCCTGATATTTCCTGTAATCCCAGACCTGTCACCATAACCACTGGGAACACTTAAGATATTTATTTTTATATAATCCAATGGAACAGGAGTATCAAACTCAATACCAAAACTAACCGTTCCTTGGGTACCGCTGGCTACCGGTGCAGGAATTGTTGTAACAGCACTGCTTTTTACTCTCTGAATCATTTGATAATTCAAGTTAAAATCTGTTAATGCGTTCAGCTTACCCATTACCGACCCTGCGTTTACCGTTCCACCTGTGTCCGCAGTATTGCCCAACCTCTGCACAACTCCATCCACAGAGTTGTTATTGATTGCATTTTGTAGCAATGTTGTCAAATCCTTGGAAACATAGTTGCAAAGGTACTCCCATGCATCCCACATGGTATCAATGGTTAGCTGCCCTGCAATCTCCCCAGGAACACCGATATTTTGCACCATAGTAGTCATTAAATCATGGGCTTCGTATAGGTTTTGATACAGCACCACCAGCGAACCATATTCATTACTGCTTTCCACTGCTCCAGCAGAAATCAGGCTTTTCACTATATGTATCTTAAAAGGCTGTGTGCTGAGAACTTCCACATTATTCTTGAACAAGATAATCTGTACTTCTAAATCTTGCGCAACGGCTAACGCTTGCGAAGTCAATTCGAACTGACATCTTCCTGCGGTTGCACTGGTAATTATTCCATCGTTATAAAACTCCGTTCCATCAGCCTTTTTTCCATAGATTCTAACCTCGTGTCCTGTAAGGTTAATCGGTGTACTGCCGTCTAACAAAATAATGTCCAAATATCGGCTTTTTGCATCATTCTGAACGGCTGTAATAATACTTGTCACTTCCTTGTTCACATCAATTTCTAGCTTTTTATAGACTTGCGCCATTTATAACCACCTCCAATTGGGCTTTATTTCTAACCTTGATACACTTCCTGTCCAACTGATTGTATTTGCTCCCTCTTGAAACCTGGGAAAATCCAACGCTGAAAAGGAATTATTTTTGTTTGTACTATCTTTGTAAACTTCCTGAATCTCACTGTTGATTGTGACATATCCGCTAATTCCAGATAGTGCGTAGGTTGTGCCATTAATAGTGAGAGCTACATTTCCTGTTCCATGAACTGTGATAATTGGTTCGCTGTAAATCGTACCTTGATTGTAAATCGTTGTAGGTGCAGTTATGCTCAATTCCTCATCTGCTTTATCCACAGAATATTTAAACGGAAACACCTTAAATTGCACAAGAAAGGAAGTATACAAATAGATCACATCAGAAATAGAAATTGCATTGCCGATTCTGGCCTTATATATCTTATCCGGCTCTGTGGAAAGAATTAAGTCTCCATTCCCATCCAGCCATGATGCAATCTCGCTAAGCCTTGTCGTACCCCTTGTTCCGCATGCAACACTCAGGGTATAGGCTTCATATGTTCCCTCGTCAATGGTTAAAACACCGTTTCGCCCGGGGATTGTAATTTCATTTTCTCTGCGCTGAGGCTTCACAATATCGGGCATGGCAGAAATCAAAATGCCCATATCCTTGCTGTTTTTTCCTTTAAAAATAAAATAAGGCTCCAGAATTATACACCTCCCGTTGCCGATACCTTTTGTTTACGGTAAAACTCCGCTTCCTGTAGTAAGCTAGAAACAGAACCTTTCCCGTCGTTTACCATTTTTTCAACTTTTAGAATGAAATCTCCACCTTTATTTTCGGTGTTATTTACAACACTAGCACTGGCAACTACACTTCGTGCAGTTGCACCTGTGTATAAGCTGTGTGCCCCAACTGCAAATGACTCCCGCATTGCATGATAGGCCTTGGTCATTCTTTGCTCTACAGTGGGCATTTCTGCATCAATACCGACAGCAATGCCTTGAGGAATCATTTTACCAACTTCATCACGCATGACCCTTGAAGGGGAATTAATATCCAGTTCTTCTTTTGCCGCCTTTATGGCCGCTCTTGCCACCTTTACTGCAGCATCAATAACACCTGACATTCCATCTAGTATACCGTCTGCTAACCCCTTGGACATATTCAATCCAAGGTCTGGAGTACGGTCAAATTCATTTTCAACACCGTTCAACAACTCCCTGATTTGTGCATCCGTTTCTTTTCTAAGCCCAGTTAATTCTTCGGCCGCTAATTCATTGGCAAGCCTTTGCTTTTCCCCAAACAAATTAGAATACTCCTCTAATTGACTTGAAGATAGGGATAGTAGGGCTTCAAGTTCTCCAGATGCACCTACACCCATTTCACGTATATTTTCTACTAGATCACTCGAAACACCCCTCTTGGATAGTTCTTCGAGGTTCCCGTAGAAAGATTCCATTGCAGAAATCTGATTTTCAAGATTGTCCATCAACTCTTGACCTGATACTTCATTCTTCTCTTTAACACTGTCAAAAAGTTGAAAGGAGTTAAAAATTTCAGTGCTCCTATTCTTTAAAGCATCGCTATAGTTATTTTCCAGCCTTTCCAACTCATCATTAATCTGACTTTTCACTTCGAATACTTTTCGTTCAGCCTCAATTCGTTCCTCTGTACCTTCTAAGTATCGATCCTGTACCCTTTTCCAAGCCTTTAATTCATCCGCAAGAGAAAGCTCATTATAGAATTTCTTTTTTTCAATCCAATTCTTAGAGTTTTCAAAGGCCTGCTTTTCCAACTCGCCTTGAACACGATATAATTCACGGTTGGCTTTTTTCTGTTCCTCTGAACCATATATAAATTGTCTTTGCACCTGACTCCATGCCGTTAATTCTTCCTCTAACGATAATTCATTATAATACTTTTTCTCATCTATCCATTCCTTGGCGGCGTCAAAAGTGGCCTTGCCCATCTTCTTAGCGGCAGTTACAGCTTTATCCGTGGTTTGTTCAATGCCCTTTGCCATACCTAAGGGTAACATTGCCCCGACTTCATCACGCATAACCGCAGATGGTGAATGGATACCGAGCGTTTCCTTCACTTTAGAAAGAGCGGTTTTCCCAAGCTCCTTTGCAGCGTCCCCTATATTTTTGAAGCCTTTTTTAATACCTTCAACAATGCCGTCAACAATATACTTACCAATGTTTTTTAGCTCTGTCGTAAACTCTGAAAACTTACTCTTAAACTTTGCAAAGGTTTCTTTGGCGGCGTTGGACATGCTGCCACCCATATTCTTAATACCATTCTTGATTCCGGTTATAATACTCTTCCCCAAATTGATCCACTGAAAAGCAAGAAACGCTTTTACAATCGCCTCAATAATAGCCGGGATGTTTTTAATCAGCGTAGGTATCGCCTTAATTAGCCCAATACCCAATTGAACGATTAAACTTAACCCGGCATTAAACAGTTTTTCTGCATTGTTATTGATTACATCGGCAATATTAATCACAATTTGGGGTATCTTTTCAATGAGGGTAGGTATTGCATTCACAATCCCCTTACCTAAAGCAATTAATATATCAATTCCAGCGGATATAATCTGATCGGCGTTTTCACTTAGGGTCTCCACCAATGATGCAATGGTTTCCACGGCAGCAGGTACCAACTCGGGAAGACTCTCAGATAAGCCGCTTGCCAAAGACTTCACAAGATCTGTGGCTGTAGCCGCAACGGAAGGAAGAAGTCTTACCATACCTTTAACAAACGTTCCCACAACAGACAAGGCACCGTCAATCAGTGCGTCACCATTTTCCTGGATACCCGTTACCACACTGTCTATGGCAGAAATGCCCATGTCAACTAATTGGGGCAGCAATTCCCTGGCGATACTGGGTAACTGGGATGCTATCTGTGGTAACAACTCTGCAACCAGCTTTGCAATTCCTGAAAGAATCACTTGGATTCTTGGAAGAATATTTTCCGCGGCGATACCAACACTCTCTATCAGATTGTTAAGAAGTCCGTCAAAGTCCTGCGTATCGTCTGCAATCCCAACCAGCATATTTGCCCATGCAGATTTCATGGCAGCAACACTGCCCTGAATGGTACTGCTCGCTTCTTTTGCAGTGGTACCGGTAATGCCAATTTCATTTTGAATTACATGAATCGCTTCATAAACATCGTTCAAGTTGCTAATTTCATATTTAATCCCTGATAAAGCCTGGGCATCCTTTAGCAAACGTTGCATTTCTTCTTTGGTACCGCCATAGCCCAGCTTCAAGTTGTCCAGCATGGTATAGTTTTGCTTTGCAAAGCCTTGATATGCATTTTGTATGGACTCCATAGCGGTTCCCATTTTGTTAGCATTGTCAGCCATATCCGTGATTGCCATATCTGCAACCTTAGCAGCTGCTTCCGTGTCACCACCTAAGCTTTGCAACAAACTGGCTGAAAAACTTGTAACAGTCTCCATATATGCGTTAGCTGAAAGTCCAGCCGTTTTGTAAGCCCTATTTGCGTACCCCTCAACAATGTCGGCACTTTCCTTAAACAGCGTTTCAACACCACCGATTAACTGCTCATAATCAGCATATGCATCTACTGCAGCCTTGCCCAACGCAACGGTTGCAGCGGATGCTGCTGCAATAGATGCAGCAGCAACTTTCATGATATTAGCGGCTGCACCACCTAAGTTTTTTAGCGTACTTTTAAAGTCACCGTCATCGCCCTTAATTTTAATAACTACAGATCCATTTTCACTCAATGCGCTCACCCCTTAATTCCGCCCAGTATACACCCCACATTCCCGTCCCCCATCAATGCTGCCTCTAAAGCAGATAAATGTTTTTCCAACTTATCAGGCAAAGGAAGAGCATATGTCTTTTGCATTTTTTCGTAATACTCCTTTCTATCCTTCGGCATATCCGGCTTCATTTCAACCGCCCTGCAGTGCATCACTTCTGTAATCAAATGATCTTTACTCAGTCCGTTAAACAAAGCGATAAATTTCCACCAATGCAAATACGGGACATCCCGCAGGTCAATGCCATACTGCGCCAAAAAAGCCGCATAAATTAACTCCCCGTCATGGCTAAAGGAATATACGGGTGACTTATAGGTTCCTGCTTCGGTCTTTCCTTTCTTGTCTTTTTGGAGTTCTTTTTCCTTTCCGCAACAAAAAAACCACCCTAAATAATTCACTGCTGATTCTTCATTGGAAGGAATACAACCAAAGAATAGTTGTAACGCCTCTGCGCCTTTTTCGGCGTCACTTTTATCGGAATTAAGAATAGCCTCTAACTCCAACATGTCTCGGAAATCAGAGGCTATTTTATATTCCTTTCCTTGAATTACAGCAGAAGTGGGCAGCTCACAAATTAGAAAGTTTTTCACTTCCTATTTTTACGGCGCTCCGCCGCTCTGCGTGCGGCTCTGTTTTGATGCACTTCCGCAATAACTTCCGGCTCTTTACCTGCAGGGGTGATTGCATCTAATTTTTTTGCATGGTATTTCTCAATTTCTGCAGTAATGAAAATACACAAATCGGAACAATCATAAAAATCAGGTTCACGTTCTGCAAAAATAGAATCAACGGCCTCAGCACCTAAAATTTCTTCTAACGTATCAAGCATAAAGTCAGTTGCTTGACTTAAATCTTTTTCACCGTCTTTTAATTCCTCCGCTCGTGCGCTCATCTTGTTGCAGCAAGCGACAACGGTTTTTAAAAACTCCATGTCCCCGGGCATCTCATACATTTTTCCTTCGATATCCAGTTGGATTACATTCTTTCTAAATTCAAATCTTCCCATTCTGCCGTCCTCCTTTTATACGCTGGCTGTAAAAGTCTTTGTAGCAGTATTAAATATACCATCTACAAAATCACCTACGCCGTTTAAATTACCTGTTACTTTTACGTTGCCGCCACCTTCACCGGCAATAGAAGCTACCTCGACAGCTACCTTAAATTTTCTTGCTTGAAAAGTGTTTTCTTCTTCCGAAATAGGCTTAAAGAGCTCCACCCTTACATAATCCATCTCCGCATCTGCGCCTGTCTTTTGATTTCTACCAATATCGTACAGCTTCATAACTGCTGTATCCGAAGAAATCAAATCTGTATCAAAAGCAAATGTTGTTTGATACCCCTTAATCGTAGAGGTCTGAGACTTTTGGTGAATGTAAGTTTTACTGTCTTTTTGTGCATTCGGGCTTTCATCCAAGGAATTAAAACCAACACCCATTAACGCATAGCTGGGCGTGGTGGATCCTGTATCTAAATAGTCCGCAATATCATATCTCATTACTGTCGACATCACTTATCACTCCTTTGCATAAATTCCATTCTACATTGTATTTGATACCTGGCCTTATCCTCTCCTGTGGAAAGGGCATAGCCCGGTGTTGTTGCTTCAATTTTCGTTACCATTTTTCCCTCCCTTAAAGCAGGGAAATTCTTTTTTAGGTTTTGCTGGTATAGCCATGTGGCAAATGCCTCATAAAACCCAAGGTTTTCAAGCTGTTGTAATACTTCGCCACCATAGCTTTCACGACTGGCCAAAACAAATAAAAACTGCCTTACCGTAGATCCATCCAAATATGTTTTTAAAACATCGTTGGCCGGTATGGCCTCCACGGAATAACTACGGGCATCGGCTGGTAAAAAATCCACATTCAGCTTGTTTTCAGCCAAAGGTGGATAGGTACGAATAAATGATCGTACATTTTCCATAGTGTTCATTTCAAACGCCCCTTTATATAATTTTCAAGTCCTTTTTCGATTTCATCACCACGATCGGCAAGCATACGTTTATCCCATTGCTTCCCACGCATAGAACCGCCATTGTAATTAATATCTCTGCCTGTATATAGCTTTGGAGCTCTGCCATCCATTACCTCACCAACGTACTGATAGTGGGCATAGGGGCCGGGATAAATCACGGCATCTTCTGTTACTTGAACCTGATTCATCATATGGGCACCACTCCCCGACGACATAGGGACGTAAGGGCGACTAAGGCGCTCCACCTCATTTGCAAGGTATTGCTGTGCCTCCTTACTATCCCCTAACCCCATCTTGCGGAGGATGGCCCCCGTATTTATATTCGCATCTACCTTTATCACGCACCTCTCACCGCCCAATGGGGTATTCCACCTCTGCGGTTATCCCCTACGGAAAGTACCGTAAAGTGTTCCATATCCTTAAAATCAGCAGCCTTTTGAACAATCCCTACGTTTCCACGAACTATAATATCCCCAGGCTGAATCATAGTGGGCAAAGCTACGCTAGCGGGTATCCGCACTTTAAATTCAGACTTTCCCGCTAGACCTTTGCCATCTAATCCCACAACCAATTTGCTAAACCAGCTGGCACCGTTCACAATCCAGCTTTTATATACGTCCCTATCAGCGTCTGAACCATAACATAACTGGAGGATGGTAATTGTCTCTGTACAAGCAAGCAATTACTCCACCCCCCTGTATAAAAGCCCTGTGTACCCAAGATAAAGGGCAGCAGCTTCATAAAGCCGTTGCCCATCTGTCTTAGTATTACTTACCCCTACCACGTAATTAATAGAAATACCATCATTGGATTCCGAAGCAATCCCACCACCCTGTTCATTCAAAAGATATGATTCCGCAATGGCACAGCAAGCATCTTTTACGACAGTGCTTGTGGCTTCGGTTGCATCTATCCGCCCATAAGTAACTTGATTTAAGTAAGCAGTGGCTTGACGAGAAAGGCGGTTGAAGTCATTCTCTGCCATTTTGCCGCCATATTCATTTGTATAATATTCATAGGTTGTATAAGCCATCTGCTATGCCTCCTATTCCTTATTTTCTTCATACTGGGCCTTTAAAGAATCATTTTCCGCTTTCAATTCAGCATTTTCCTGTTCCAGAACTTTGTTTGCTTTCTCAAATTCCTTAAGTTTTTTGTTTAACGCTTTTTCTTCATACTGGGCCTTTAAAGCTTCCACCTCTGCCTGAAGGACAGCATTTTTCTCTCTTAAAACAGAATCCTCCTCTTCAATTTTCGACTTTGCACCCATACCTATTACTCTCGACATACATTACACCCCCTCTTACGCTTTGTGGGACAGATAAATCCCTGCTGTTTTGTTCTTGTAAACATCGACAATACCATATTTGCGGTACTTCAAAATATAACTGTCTGCATCAGGATTGTTTGCTGGATCAATTACATTGCCCACTACATGCTTATCAAATTTAATGATGGCAGGCTTATGAACAATCATAAAATTGATTTCCTTACCCGTTGCGGCTTTCTTATAATGTCCCAGCTCTTCCCCTGTAGACTTACCGTCATTCAAGTCAATGGCTGTGTAGAAACGGCTCTGAGGAACCTTTTTCACCGTGCTGAAGCTTGACAAAACCTCCTTGGATTTTGTGGTGTCTAACGCCATAATGCTGTTCATAAGGGCATGTGTTGCATACAAAACCCTGCCCTCTTCCGGCACCTCGTCAGTGTCCATTTTATCTTTCGCCAAAATCAAGCCGGCAAGGAATGCCTCTGCGTTGGCATAAGTAACAGCTTCAGCGATGGTAATTCCCGCAGTGCCCGCTAACGTGGCAAAGGTAAATGCATCTGCTTCCGGTGCAACTTTCTCTCTCTGCAGCGTTGCCCCTGCCATGTGAAAAGCAACCTGAAAGGTTTCTGCATCGTCCATGGTATCAACAGAAAGCTTTGTACCTCTGTCGTAGTTGAATGCTGCCGTTTTCCATACAACATCAACTGCACCATTGGTATAGCCACTGTTTCTGCTGTAATCACCTAAACCGGTCACACTAATCTGGGGATATAAAACCTCGCTGGCATTTGCCCCCGCTTTCACCATGTTGCTGTCACTCACCAAATCGGAAGTGACCGACGCCAGTTTATAAACCTCGTCCAATAAATTCGTGTAGTTTTTTGCTAATGCAATATTATTTGGCATAAATTAAAACCCCTTTCTTATTTGTTTTCTGTTATAGGTGGCAGCCCCATTACTGCCCTCATTTTACTTAGATCAGCGTTATACTCTGTGCCACCTCCGGTACCACCGGCAAACACAGGAGCTTTACTGGGATCTACATAGTAGTTCTTATCCTTGGTCAACCCCTCCAGAATATCGCTATCCCCTTTCCCTTTGTTTGCCTCATCGGATAGGGCTTTCTTAAACTCAGCAAACATGGCATTTTGTGTAAGATCATCCCGCCATTTCTTTTCCCCAACCACACTGTTAAAACGTGCCTGGAGCTCCGTTTCCCGAGCAGCCTGCTTTGTAGCAAGCTCAGCGGTTTCTTTGTCCTCCTTCACCTGTTTTTCCAAATCCTCAAACTTTTTCTTGAAGTCCTCTCCGTTTTGAGCATCGTTTTTTAAAGAAGTAATATCATCTTCGAGTTTCTTTTTATTAGCGTTGAGAGTATTAAAATCCTCCCTAGCAACAAAGTTTTTGCCGATACCACCAGCAATCTTTTTTTCCAGCTCCGCAGCGTTTTCCAAGCCCTTCAAAATTTCCTTTAACCAATCCATAAATTTTCTCCTTTCGTCTCTATCCTTTTTCTCCGGCCAGTCCCGGTATTGAGCCGCCCATTTAGTCCCTGGACCCGGGTAATCCGCATCAAAAAAGAGCCTGTTTAACGTCTGTACTCGAAGACGAGATAAAAGGGATCACCTCCACGTTAAAAGCCGATAGGTAACTTTTTCATTTTGGAATCACCCCCTTAATTTATTATATGAAAAAACCACTTAAACGTTTGTCTAAGTGGTTTAATTTTGTTGCGATTGAATTATTATTTCATCATAAAGCCAATAAAGCATTTTACCAGTTTCATTGACCGTTTCTTGATTATCCAAGCCCTTCATTACAATTTCGTCGTTTAATGCAAGAAGGATATCCCTTTTATCGACATCAATGAATGTCATAAAAAACGAACCATCGCTATTTTCATTAATAATTGGTTTGTTTTCAACCTCAGAAAAATCCGTATTAACTAACAAAGCATATAGTGTTTCATTTTTATAAAACTTTTCATCACAATTAAATTCTATCTTCATTACTACTCCTCCTTTATGGATTACATTGTATCAACTTTCCGCTCTGTGGATTAACTGTTACAACACACTTATCATTATAAAACACCTGACTTGGCGAAGTGCCCCCTTTTTCTCTATCTGGTGTATATTTAACAGGCTTTGCTTTCCCGTTCTTAAGCGCAGCAGCAATATCTTCAACTTCAACACCACTTCTTGGAAAGTTTCCATGCTTAGGATCAGCTGTAGTTCCTATAACACGCTCAATAAAATGATCGCTTTGTTTTGTTATTCTAATTCCATTAGCTGTAACCGTACCTATAACCTCATTTTCAATAAGTTCATACTGTTTTTTGAAATTCTCAAAACCACACAAAGGCGAAATCATACCGGTGTCAACCTTCTTGGCATAACTTTTTAGCTGCGCATACTCTTTAGGATTATTATACTTCATGTCGTAGTATGCAGCAAGATTTTTCGGATTTCCTTCGTTGGAAATACTACCAATCCACGCTTTATAATGTTTTTCTGATTCTGCCGTTGTACGCCTAGCTTCGCTTTTCCCATAACCACCAATCTGAGATCTATCGTTTTGCTTTTTAAGCCCCGTCTGGTTTAAGAAATCCTTTTCTCTCTCCTGCCAGCTTTTTATTTTTGCTGACGCTTCATCCGTAGAATCTCCTGTAGCTCGTAAAGTGGATTGTTCTCTTTTCCACCGCCGTATATTACGTTCAATATTTCGCTGTTCCCCAAGAGCCTCATACTCAGTCATTTTTCGGCCGTTATACGTATAATTTTTATCCTGATATTCCGTAAGTTGCTCTTTGGTGTATGTCCTGGATGAGCCTTCAAAGTAAGGCGAAAAACTATGAGAGCAGTTCCATCCACCTAGCCCCTCCCCTTTGCCGTATCCTGTTGCTAGTACAAAATCAGGATATTTATTGGACTTTCCCGAACGACTAAATATTTCACCCTGCCACTGGGCATGGGAAGGCCTGGCACCAGCGTGAGCTGATGTTTCAACCAGATCACAGTCCATTTCATCTGCTCGGGCTTCCTGCATCTTCAATGCCGTTTGATTTACCCCAGTTATCGTTGCCCGCCTTACCGCAGTCTCCAGATTATCAATTTTACCTGAGGGGTATTCGATAGCTCCCACGCCCTGCTTGCTTAATTCCTTGATTGTACTTCTTATTGCTGAATTATAATCCATTCCGCCAAGAGCGATTTGCATATATGCCCTGTTTAAAGCATTCTCAAACTGTTTTGTTGCCGTGTTTGCCGTGGTCAAGGTCAAATTATTAAAAAGCTTTTGCGTTCTCTTATATCCTGATTGCAGCACCTTTTGTAAGGATTTTGACGCTCTCACAGGACCGGGATTTAAACCATTTCGTTTGTATACAGCATCATCCGATTTTAGCGCAACCTCCGCAGCCACCTCCATAAGAGCAGTTAGTTCCTTTTTTGATTTTCCAGTCAATCCTTTCAAATGGGAGATAATTTCTTCCCGAACCATCCCCATCTCTTCAAGCATCTTAGCTTGATGCTCTGCGGCAGGTATCCAATAATCATAGGTGCTGATACGCCTTGCCATATCTGTAAGAATATCCATTTCCACCTGAGAATACAGCTCCACCATGGATGCAGGAACCTTTGATAAATATTCTGGTTTCAGCATGGATTATCACTCCTCGTCAAACATAGGGGTTTCTTCTACAGTGGGCATATATTCCTTTGCTTCATCCTCAGTAATACCAAAATACCAAGCAAGGAACTTTTCTGGCTTCAAATAGCCGCTGTCCACCAAGGCCTTTCTCTGGGCATATTCCACAGCGGTATCCGTTAGTACCCCATCACCCCAAGTGAATCCAATTTCATATTCTCCATCAGGTGTTAATTTATAAAGTCTGGCATAGAAATCCATAGCCCATACAAGCTGTTCTAATGCGGATTGTAGGGCTTTTTGAATATCACTCACAGCAGAATAACTGCGCTGCTTACTCATTTTGATTTCTTCCGCCGTCTTTTCCTGATTCTGTGGATCTGAAAGGGTACCGTAGGATAAATAGCAATTGAATTCAATACGGCGTAATAGCTGATTTAATCCGTTAAACAAAGCGGAATCTCTAATTTGGGGATTAAATACGGAATATAAGTCTTTTCCGTTTCCAGATTCAATGCCTAGCTCACGAAATAAGCGTTTTCTCCGTTCCGGCAGCTTGCTTCCCATAATTGCCCCCATAGATGCATCAATAGCAAGCTCACCACCTTCATATTCCCATAAGATACGGCTATATTGCTTATCAGCCTGCTCAATCAAGGATACCGCCCGACTGTAAGCAGATACACCCAATGGAGATCCATCATCGATCTGGTTCGCAAAAGGCATCTTGAAATAAGCAAATAGAGGACGGGTGGGCACAGATCCGTCTGCAAATTTAAGCACCATTTCGGGCGTAAGATCTTTCCACTCATCCACTATTGCAAGTGATGTTCTCACACCCAGCTCACTTTCTGCATGAGAAGCATACACAAGATTTTTTATCACATAGCCACTGTCTGTGATTTGGTGATGCTCCATCCTGGTATAAAATAGCTTACCTTTCTGCAGCCGTTCCACAAATACAGCCCCCGTGACCTCACCGCGACTGTTGAAAGCTGTGGGTAAAAATCTCCCTGCATGAACGTAGTCCACAACAATACGCCCGTTATCCACATAAGGCTTAAATACTAAGCCGCCTGTAGCAATTGCATATTCCGTCTTTTCCCGAAGCTTTTTCAATACCTCTTTGTAATCTTCCTGAAGGAATTTCGCCCTGGCATCGCCGGAAATACTGCTCTCAAATTCCACAGTAACCAGTCTGGCCAACTCCCCTGTAATAGAAGCAGGAAGCCCTAAGCTCTGGGTATTTTTATCCTCCCAAGGCGGGTTCCCTTGGAAAAGCTTCCACCATAAATCTATTCCACTTTGCATTTCACTACTCACAGCCACTTCTGCCCCAATAGCCGTTTTTATCGTATTCGGAGGAAACAGCATACTTATCACACTCCTTACCCAAGTAATCAATTTTCCAAACAAGCTTACGCCCCCCTTCTTTTCCAAACTTCTTCCATGGCGTATCTAACTGCATCAATGTGATGATTGTCTTTATCAGGATAGCCTTGGACAGGGGTTCCATCCTTATCCCGTTCATATTCATAATGCATGAATTCCTTTGCGGTATCTGGACACCGTTCAGGATCAATCACAATGGCCGTAAGTGCTTGCATCCACTTCATAGAATATTCCACGCTGCCCGGTCCTTTAATTGCCCCACGACACCATAATCCATAGGATTTGTAATCGGCCACTGATTTTGGTTCTGCGGAATCGGCTGTAATTTTATCCTCTATGGTCATTCCTTTTTTTATCAGCTCCTCAGCTGTTTGTCTGTTGCCCATCTTGATACGAGTCAACTCTTCAAAGATATATAAAATACGTCTGGCCGCATCATAATGCATACGGTTGAATGCCCATGGATCGGGAAAATATCCCCAGTCTACACCATTGTAAATATGATCAAATAAATGAATCTCGTTTTGTGTAATCTCTCGAAGTCGAACATTCTCAAAGACTGCCCCGCCTGTACCCGTTACCTCGCCCAGATATTCATGACGATAAGCACGTTCATTGGTGGCCTTTAAGTGTTCTGCCTCAATAAAAAACTGCTCCCCAAGCCATGCTTTTGGAACAGTCTCATAGGTGCTATGATGCACTAGCCTATCATCATTTTGTTTTAGAACTTCATCATTCACCCAGTTACGGGCTGACTTTGGCGGGTTATAGGTGTAGAACACATAGAAGAAATCCCCGCCACGCATGAGAGACTGGTTAATTGTTCTAACCTCTTCCATACCTGTAAATTCGTCCAGCTCCTCGTACCAAATATATTTACAATATCCATGACGAAACTTTGTGGACTTTATTTTTTTTGGATTGTCAGCACCACGGAAAAGTATCTTTTGCCCTGTAGGGTTATAAATCAGCTCCAATGGGCTTAATTTTGCCGTCCATAAATGAGAAACCTTTAACGCCTCAATGGCCCATAGGAGCTGCTCATACACGCTATCCTTTAGGTTTAACCCGATCTTACGCATAGCAACGCAATTTGCCTTTGGGTCCGACATCATGCCTGTAATAATTTCTGACGAAGCAAAAGAGGATTTTGTGGATCCACGGCCACCACCAAGCATATAGTGGGTGTGCTGCCTTAGCTTAATGTCGTGATGCACACTGTAAAACGACGGGGCGATTAAGTCAGAAAGCCTAACCATCCGCACCACCATCCGGAGGAATGTCGTCCAAGATTTGTACAACTGCGTTACCTTCAACCTGAATTTTTTCAGTTAATAGGCTATAACGTTTGGCGAGTAGCTCGGCGCATTTATTAGAATCTTTCAATGAAATTTTCTTTTTGACAATAGCGGCCCCAGAGCATCCGTCTCCGCATCCCTCGACCACTACAACCTCTTCTTCTAATTCCTGTCTTATACCTTTTGTAAGATATTCCATAACCTCCATTGCATCAGCAATTTTAGCATTAGAAATTTTCTCAAGCTGTTCATCAACATAGTTTTTGACGTTAACATTGGTTAACATTCTGCTCGCAGCTGCTTTCGCTACATCATCCTTTTTCACATTGGGATAAGCCACTTTATATGCTCTGGTGGCATTAAGGTCGATCAAATATTCATCTGCAAATCGTTTCTGTTTTTCGGTCAATAATACCACCTCACTTTCTTCTCAATTAAAAAAGCACCTTTATCAAGGTGCTTGATGCAGAAATATAATTATTTAACTTCAAACTCATATATTGCAACTAATTTATCTTCAGGTGGTATTTTATCTTCCTGAAATATCGGACCATCAACACGATCTTGCTTATATACTTTTATCTGATAATCTCCTGCTTCTGGAAATGAAATCCCGTTAATTTTTGAAAAAATCATTTCAGAAAAAGAAGTTGATCCGTTTCCGCCCTCTTTCTCAGAACTACGGGGAAATGTAATACTTAGTTCTTCAACCTTTATAAAACTGCCCGATTTCTTGCTTTGGATGAAATAGTGCAAAACATATTCATGTTCAGCACTATATAGACCCATACTATTTATTACACTTACTATACAAAAATTTTTTTGGCTGCCATTATCAAATTGTATACCATTAAAATAACTTTTTATAGTACGAGTCTCATAATCTGCACTCTCGCACATAATAAGAGAAACATTTAAAAATTTTAGGCTCATCTTTCATCACCGTTCTTCACAAATTTTGATTTTCCGTAATTCCAACCATATCTTACAGCTTCAGGATCCCTATTTATTTGACCGCCTGCTAAAGTATCTACTTTGTAATACCCTTTTAAATCATCTTTTGTAGCTAAATCTTTTGTTACATCAATTATATTCACTTTTAATTCATAAAGACTTTCCTTAAAATCTTTTTTCATTTCTTCTAAATTTTCATGAGTTTTAATTTGTGTATCTGTTGCTTGATCAAGATTGTAGAAACTCAAATACAGTGATATTATCCCAATTATTAAAGCAACTAATCCTAAAACCATACCTACCCAATTGTTCATTATTTGCAGCGTTAATTCTTCTTTTTTTACATAGCTTACGATAAATAATCCAACAGTTCCAAATCCAATTATGTAAATCGTAAACCTTGGCCAAAAAAAACGAAAACAGTCAACTACATCTCTTAGCCGTTGTTCGCGCCCTTTTTTTAACCTAAAATCCTCTCCACCCAATAATAATTTAAAAATGATAAATCCTTCTATCGCCATTATTAAAGTCAGCAGCATAATAATTAATGATCCACTAATAGTAAAGGTCATATTAACACCTCATAAATATCATGATTTTAGTTTGTATAAAAAAATTATAACTAATTCACAGACCTTTTTCAACACTTTTCGAAGGCAACAAAAAGGCACCAGCTTTCGCCAATGCCCTTAGGAGGTATTTATTCAAATCTCTACAGTATCATAATAACACCAAAACACGTCCCCTGGGTCACCTTCTTTTTCTAGATAATACATCAAAAAATTTTCTGCGCACCTTGTAAAATTGATTCTTACCCAGTGGCACCCCTAAATACTGATAGGGAATCCCATCTGCAACATTGCTAATTACGTACGGAAAGAGTTCTTCCCCTGCTTCAATGGCTGCTTGCTCTATTGCTTCCAAATCTTTTTTCAGCTGCGCTCGCCTGACCGCTGTATCTGCGGTATTATCGGACGTTTTATTTTCCCCTCCAATGCAATCAAACCTAGGAGAAGAAAGTTCTGTAATCGATCTCAGTTGAGATTGTTTTTCTCGGTATTGCTTGCAAAAATACTTCAGCTCCCTATAATGATTCTCCGAAATATTATAACTTTGTAGTTTTAAATCTCTTTCTTTCCCCAACAACATCACCTCACTATTCAAATGAAATCCCATTCATAAAAAGCTTATAAATTGCAAAAGTAACAATTATTCCTACAATCGTATCTTCATAGCTTGTGATTGCTTGTCCATAAAGTATGTATTCTAATGCCTGCCATAATCCTCCTAATGCGCTATAAATTCCGCACCACACCATCGTCTTTAGTATTATTTTTTTATTCTTCCAACTCACTTAATCACCTCTCAAAACACATGAATCTATATATCCTTTCATTCCTGTAAAATATTTCTTGACAAACCTTTTTTGTTGCTGTATACTGATATTAATTTCGTATATATGATTATTCGTTCTTAAGTCCTAGTCGATAATTATTATCTGACTAGTGCTTGAGAACTTTTTTTATTTATATGCCCGAGATAATATTTTTTAGGAGGTACTGATTATGAATAACGGTACAGTAAAATGGTTTAATGCAGATAAGGGTTTTGGTTTTATCACACCCGCTAACGGCGGAGAAGATGTATTTGTACATTTCTCTTCCATCCAGACAAATGGTTTCAAGTCTTTAAATGAAGGCCAGGCAGTAACTTTCGATACAGAAGCAGATCCCAGAGATAGCCGTAAAACACGTGCTGTCAATGTTTGCGCTAACTAAGCCTTCTACATGGCCACCCTTTTGGGTGGCTTTTTTCATTTTCCTGGATTGTTGTTCATAACAAATAACCCTCTACAACTTACTTACAATGCGCTTCAAACATCTAGATACCGTTACCTGTGATAAATTCAACCTATTCCCAATTTCCGTCTGGTTATACCCTTTGATCTTCAATTGCAAAACTTGTGTTTCCCTTTCATTTAGCTTTTCAGAAAGCTCTTTAAAACAAAAACTAAAGGATAACTCACCCACATATTTGTCAGGTATTATTTCTATAATGTCGAACTGTTCACCCTCAAAATACGCAATATTATCAACATACTTGATTTTATTTCTCTTTCTTTCGCCCCTAAGAAATATCCGCATTTGATTCATAATTACCCTGGCAGCAAAAGTTGAAAACTCATATCCTTTATCCGGATTGAATTTTTCACTTGCTTTCCAAAGTCCGATTAAGCAAATTTGCTTTGCATCTTCATCATTCTTATACCAAGGGAAGTATCTTCTCAAGATAAAATAAGCGAGATCCATGTTGGCATTAAATAATTCTTGTCCCATATCATCACAGGAGTAAATCCAGATTTATTGCTGGCCAGCAAACCTCTTACTCCTTTCTGGTTTTATCTTTTACCGGTACTTAGTACATACTTTTCACACATTGCTGCAACCTGAATAAATTCAGCTGCTGCCTTTATCGCATGCTGCTTTATGTAACTCACGGATTCCAATCCTGCACCATTCTCACGAATTACGCTCCACAGGATTTCTAAATTGTCAACCGTCAAATTGCACTCTTCAACAGCCTCCTCAATTTCCTCTTTGATTACGGCATAACCCTCATGGTTAGATGCAAACATGGGAAACTTTCGGTTAGCCGCATTCATTTCATCCCCGACCAAAAAGATAACACCATACAACAATTCTTTTCGTAGCACTCTATTCAACTCCTTACTCATTATGTGGTATTGCAATCACCATCTTTGTTTTCTCCTGAATATCCTTCACAATGTCACCCCAAGTCACCATATCATCAAGTAGACAGTCCACTTTGCTATTAAACCTATCCCTAAAACGATTTAGCCGTACTGTACGGAAATCAAATTCATCATACAAAACATGAATGGACATGGCCAACATTGTGGCAATCGTGTGCTCCTTGATAGGGGCAAGTGCTTTTTCCAAATCCTTTTGCGCCAAAGGTGTATGAATATTGCTAATGCCCCGAAACTTTATTTCCTTTTCAAGCGCTTCGAACCCGTCCTCTTTTACTATTTTCAATGCAAGGGCAAGGCCGTCATTCCTGCCCCTGCTGTAATCCGCCATTTTCACAACTTAACCCTCCGCATCTTCGATAATCTTGAAGAATTCACTTGCTTTCATTTCAACAAATCCATCCTGTAAATTGAAATCGTCTTGTTCGCAAGAATATGAACCATATAGCCTTTCTTCGATTGCGAATAATCTGCACTGAAATTTATAGCTAGAAAAATAATCAGAAACACTTGGCTTAAATAATATTTTCAAATTATTAACCCTAAGCGCCTTAGCCCAATCTTTCGAATAGATTGTATTTCGCTTAAAAAACCGAAGTCTGTCTTGCTGCACCTTAAAATACTTATCGAACTTCTCTTTATCGGATTCAGTTGGAACAATTCCAATAGCATCTTGTTTTGGATAAAATTCACTTGATTCAATTCCTGCCTTTTTCGCAAATTCTTTGTATATTTCAATCAATTTTTCTCTAAACTCTAACCACTCAAAATATCTCGCATATAGTTCGTGTACTTTGCTAATTTCAAAATATTTTTCCATAATTACTCTCCTTATATTTTTCAATTCTCGCTTTCAATGCTCCAAGTAACGCCTCTTGGGTGCCACTCTTATTTTCCAAAGCCTTGATAACATCCTCGTCCACCGTTTCCTCTGCAATCAAATGGTGAATGATAACCGGCTTTTTCTGCCCTTGTCGATGCAGTCTTTTATTTGCCTGCTGATACTGTTCCAAGCTCCATGTTGGCCCATACCAGATTACGTGGTGCCCACCATCCTGAAGATTAAGGCCGTATGCGGTACTCATAGGATGGGCCAATAAAACATCAATCTCACCATTATTCCAATCCGTTTCATCATCTGCCCCACCAAAGACTCTTACCCGAAGTTTTGTTTTAGCAAGCTCCTTCAACAGCCTGTCCTTCTCATGCTGATACCCATAAAACACCAATGCATGCTCTCCAGCAAGCCCATCAACCAATTCCATGAAAGCTGTAATCTTGCAATCATGGATTAACTGGGCGTTATGGTTGCCATCATATACAGCACCACCTGCAAGCTGTAGCAACTTTCCTGTTAGGACTGCAGCCATATCCGCAGTAATTTCTTTATCGTTGATTTCAAGAAGCATTGTCTTTTCCAATGTTTCATATGCTTTTCTCGCTTTACTATCCAACGCCACGGGGGTATTTACTGTTACACAGTCAGGCAGCTCCAAATAATCCTCAGCTTTCATGGAGATACAAATATCACCGATCAAAGTTTCTATTTTTTCCTCTGCACCATACTTTGGCTTGTACGTGAATACTCTTTCTGCAGAACGCTTGTCCGGGCTAAAGTATCTTTCACGAAATCCGCCAATGGTTCGGCCAAGTCTTGCACCTTCATCCAGCAAATAAAGCTGTGCCCACAAATCAATCAAGTTATTGGGCGCCGGTGTACCCGTCAGCAAAACAATTCTTTTTATTCTTGGCCGGATTCGTTTCAGTGCCTTCCATCGTTTTGTACTCTGATCCTTAAAGCTGCTGCTTTCATCCACAACAACCATGTCGAACGGCCAATCGTTCCGGTAATAATCCACCAACCATTCTACGTTTTCACGATTTATCACATACAAATCCGCAGTGGCGGCCAACGCTGCCACACGCTTGTTCTTGCTGCCAAGCACTGTGGAGATTCTAAGATTCTGCAAGTGCTCCCACTTTGCTGCTTCTTTGCTCCATGTTGCTTCTGCCACCTTTTTTGGGGCGATAACCAAAACCTTATGTATTGCAAAACGGTAATATTTTAACTCCTTTACCGCTGAAAGCGTGGTAACGGTTTTGCCTAAACCCATATCTAGGAATAACCCCAAAGCCGACTCTACTAAAAGTCTATCGATGCAATACTGCTGATAATTATGGGGTGCAAACTTCATACATACCACCCTCTACTTTTCCGATAAATTTATCCACACTTTCCTTACTGTCCAACACTAAAACCTTCTGCCCCAGCTTCGCCAATTCCTTATGTTTTGCTATCTGCAATGGGGTAGGCTTTTTCCCTGGGGCTTTCAATTCCACCAAAACCGTCACCCCTTGGAAGAAAACAATTCTATCAGGCACCCCATCATTTCCCGGGCTGACCCACTTATAAGCCTTACCACCCATTTCTTTCGCTCGTTTTACGAGGTACTTCTCTATCTCCTTTTCTTGCAAAAAATCGCCTCCTTTATGACAGCCTACAAACTATTTCCCTATATATACGTGTATATGGGCGCAGGCGGGTATATTTATATATTCTCTTTATTATTATATTTATTAAAAAAGATTGTAGGTAATGTAGGTAAAGAGGTCTAAATACCTGTATCTAAAGGGTTTCCACCACCTACATTCATGTAGGTAAATTGTAGGCAATGTAGGTCTTTCCCGCCTACAAACTAGGTGTTACCTACAATCTAAATCCTACAATCTAACCCAAGAAATTAAACCCTCTTTGCGTCTTACAATACCCGAATTTATCCGGATAACCAGCTCTAGACCACCCTTTTATACCTGCAATAATGCTATTGATTTCTGCTGTATCACTGTTCTTTATCATCCTTGGATCACATCCCAACGCCTCGCACCACACTTCCAAAGCACAAACTTTCTTCCTGGGAACCAGCTCTCCATCAAAGGCAGCATTCCCTTCCCAGAACATCCTGCGTTGTTCCAGCTTCCAGCTAAGCCAATCCGCAGGTACCTTTTGCTCTAAGAAATCTGCGATAATACCTTCTCTGGTGGAAGTCTTTCTGTGGCTCTCCTGCTGCTCTTTCGCAGCCTTTTCTACCTCCCCGGATAAATACAATGGTTCACCTATTTTAAAACGCATGGCCGCCTCCGCCCACAGCTGATCTAACTCATTATCTAAATCAGCCCAAACACTTTTTTTGACTTTTCTCGCACCTACCACAAGGGGCCAAAAGCGGCGGTTTCCCGTTCTGTCCGTTAAAAATTCCGCATCATTGGTGGTGCCAAAGAAAACGCACCGACGAGGCATTTCTTTTACATGTCTGCCATATGCCGCACGAAATCTATCTGCCTGTTGGCTTAAAAACTGCTTAATGCGGCCAACGTCACTGCGATTAAAGGCGTCCAACTCACCAACCTCCACCAGCCATACGCCCTGTAGGAGCTCGCTGGCCTCTTTCCCTTCAAAAGTTCTTATGGAATCGTTGAACCAGCCTTTTGACATTTTTGCAAGTAGGGTGCTTTTGCCGATACCCTGTGGACCTGTAAATATGGTCATATAGTCAAACTTAAAACCGGGTATGTAAGCTCTGGCCACTGCCGCAGTAAATGCCTTACGTGTAACCGCTCTTGTATAAATACTGTCCTCTGCTCCCAAATAATCTATCAAAAGAGTATCCAATCTAGGGACGCCATCCCACTTCAATTCATTCAAATACTTTGTTACATCATTGAATGAATTTTTATTGCTGTGTAGGGATAGAGCACCATCTATTTTTGCGGCGCCTGATATTCTATAGCTTTTTTCAAGGTACCAATAAAGCCCCTGGTTATCATTATCATCCCAAAATCGCCGTTTTGTTCCTGCATTCCATGGTAGTGCGCCCAAAATCTCACCTCTGCCGGCAAACTCATTAATGGCAAACTTACCCTTTAAATTTCTGTCATTTTCAAGAATAATCCAAACGTTATCAATGGTGCTTTCCGGAAGTCCTGTCTTTGGGTGTACCCTAAGCCGACGCATCCATTCAAGGGTATCCTCTGTTTCAGAAAAGCCTTCTTGTATATCCTTAAATTCTGTTTCCGCCTGTTCCATACGCTCTTTTTGTAGCAGAGCAAGAACATCCTTATCCTCTATTGCCTTACGGCACATCAGGTCATAGCTGGGCAATTTATTTGTAGGGGTTCCCTCTTTTGCATCATCGTCCTGTTCACCAAACAAATGGAGACGGACCAAGTCAAAGGCATTTACCAACTGTCCACTGCATGGATCTGTGGCATGATGGGAGAAAAGAAATTTTTCATCGTCATAAACGATGGCACCGCCTGTGGTAGAACCACCTACGAATGTGTATCTGTCAGACTGCTCCGTAGGAGCATAAACACCGGGTAGAAAGGTGTCCATTGCCTGTACCACGCTGTAAATCCGACAGAATGCACCCACGGTACCTCTCTTTTCTGTTGGATCTCCCTGCTTTGCTGCTGACCTCTCCCGTAATTTTTGTTCTCCCGGCACTTGCGGCCATGAGGCAACATTTAACCAATTCTCATAGGTGCCAAGCATTCCGTCTGCAGACAATAACGGCTTATCTTCATAAGTAAATATGTACTCACTATCTACACAGCAACTGGGCCAATACATCAGACGTTCCACTTGAAAGGTAGTAGGATCAAACCAATGCATTTCCGGTTGTACCAATGCTGCCAATTTACGGGCGATGGGTTCGTATTCCTCCGGGAGCATCTTTCTATCCGTCGGCACCACAACACGAAGTCTGGGCGCCGCAGGACTGTGCTTCCTTGTAGAATAAACAGCATACATCATGCCTAAGCTGGCAAGGCGTTGCAGGATTGCTTTTGTGCTTTCAGGTGGGCAGTTATCCATATCCAGGGTAATTACATCACGATTTAATACAGCGCCTTTTTTACGACGTCCCGTAAGGCTGCCACCGATAAAACCACCCACATCCTTTAGCTCATCCTGCTGGTGCTTTTTCATGCCCACATAAGCCGAAAGGGTTTCTTTTCCCCGCAAAGGAGTGCGAAGCTTTTCAAATAATTCTGCTATACGCATGGTCTGAGGCTGCCAGTTCGTGGCCTTTCTGCTACCTGCAGTAGATATGGTTATTTGTCTGTCATTTTGCAAAACGTGTCACCTCAGTCTTTCGTAAAATAATCCCCCACCCAGCCATCTGCGGCCATAGGCAATCCCGGCGCAAAAGGTATGGGCTGGCTCATAATCTGGCAAACCTTATCAAGGTCAGCTTTCTCCTTTTCTATTTCGATAATAACTTCATCGTGAACATGGAACACAATTTTGTACCCTTGGGCTTCCAAAACAGTTAGGGTATGCGCCAAACAATCCCTTGCAATGGCCTGCACCACATTCTCCGTTAATTTACCTCCATAGGTTTCTGTAGGTTCCCAGTTCTTAGAAGTCTGGTTCATTCCATAATATCCAATGGATTCATTTCCCCACTGGTTTAAAGTTAAATGAGGTTTTACATAAAAAAGCTTTCTTCCGGAAGGAAGCAATATTGTAAGGAAGTCCTGGCCCTTTGTAATGTCTGCCTCTCTAGCAAACACCAGACCATGGGTACCAACAGCTCTACCGGTTTTAATTGCTTGTATGGCTGCATGCTCCAGGGCTTTCCAGCATCGAACAATTGCTTGATTTGCACCTCTCCACTTATACACAATTTCTTGTAATTCTTCCTCAGGTATCCCCATTTTCAACGCACCCATGTTGATAAGTGCCCCAGGACCACCGTTATACCCAAGGGCAAGGGTGGCAACTTTCCCCTTTTGTCTTAAAGCATATTCAGGTGTTCCTTTTATAATCTTTTCTATAGGTACCCCAAACATTTGCGCCGCTGTGGCCTCGTAAATCTTGCCATGGGTACGAAATACCTCCAGAACCCAATTTTCCCCCGCAAGCCATGCCACCACTCTCGCTTCAATGGCAGAGAAGTCAGCATCCACAAAAACTTTGCCTTTCTCGGGTATAAATGCCGTTCTTACCAGCTGGGAAAGGGTATCCTGCACACTGCCAAAAGTAAGCTGAATGGCATTGGGATTTTTCAATTTCACAAACTTTCTTGCTAAATCCAACTCCGCACCATGGAGGTACGTTCTTGGAAGATTCTGCACCTGCACCAAACGCCCTGCCCATCTACCGGTACGATTGGCACCGTAGAATTGTAGCATTCCTCGCAATCTCTCATCAGCGCATTCCGCTTGAGTCATGGCCATATATTTTTTCACGCTTGTTTTTCCCAACTGTTGCCGCAGCTCCAAAACTCTCCGAACCGAAACGGGAATTTCCGCATCCAGCATATCACCCACAGTTTCCTTGTTTAGGCTGGGAACTTCTTTTCCTGTTCTATCTTCAATCCATTTTTTCAGCTGTGCTACACTGTTAGGGTTTTCAAGGTTTGTAATTGCCCTAGAGATATTTGTTGCCTTTTCTGTTGCGACACTGTCGCAATATAACGCCCCATCTATCAGATCAAGATCTATGGCAACGCCTCTCTCATTCTGTATCTGATCTAAAATCCATTGCTCCTGCACCAGATCAGGTACCGGAAAATGAGATAGCCTATTTTCAATTTCCATTTCTGTAACAACATCCTGCTTACAATATTCTTTGAAAAGATCCCACCGTTCCGGCTCATGTTCCGGAAGAATTCTTGTTCTGTTTCCGTTAGATTTAGAAGGCTTACAGGGTGAACAAAAAGTTTTAATTAATGCTTTCCCTATTGTCAGTTTCTGCTTTTCTTGAGGCAGACCTATTGCCTTACCTGTTGCATCAAGCCCAGCTGTGTACCCACAGTAAAGCCCATGCATCATGGTGCAATGCCATTGCCTCAACCACTCTGTTCTTTGTTTTTGTTCCAAACAAAAATACTTAGACAAGCAGTACCACTCAAAGGCAGCATTATAAGCATGTTTTATGTAATTTGAATCTAAAAGCAAATCGCTAATATTTTTTGGTAATGCAGTTTTTGTTAGGTCGATAATCTCCACCACCCCACCGTCAATACTATAAGCTAACAGTAAGATTGAAAAATCCGGGCTTTGAACATATTTGTAAAGCCCGGACTTAGTAATATCAACGGAGGAGAAGGTTTCAATATCGACGGATATATGCCCCCTCATACCGCATTACATAGGTAAGCCGGTGATTGGGTTAATATTGCCGGTGGATGCTGCAGGAGCATATCCTTGGGCGGGATTGTAAGTACCTGGCATTGCAGAGTTACCCATTGGAGTTGCCACAAATCCAGGCATTGCAGGGTTCCCCATTGGCATTGTTGCTGTGGGGGTTTCAAGTCCTGCAAAATCGCTCTCAGCATTTGCTCTGCCACTTAAAGGCTCTCCATCTCTGGTTTTCATAACATTTCCCAGCCCACAGCCCACTCCCCTGCTTCCGCTGTTATCATACGGAAAGAAATTCACTGTCACACGGGCATACATACCACTGTAAATATCTGTTTCAGCCAACTGCACCTTTGTATTGGAAATATGAACAACCATGGGCTGCTGCTTGCTGGATGCAGTTACAACCCAATGCCCCTTGCACTCAGCACCAAAGGCTTCTCCTGAAGGTCTAACGCCGTCACCATCATAAATTACTGGGTATCTCAGCTGAGGGCGGGAACCTTTCCATTTGTCATTTACACCTTGCTCATAAGCAACCTGTAAAGCTGAAACGAGGTCATTGTATGTCACTGTATCTGTCTTTGGAATCAAAATTGTGCAGCTGTATTTTGGCTCTCCGCCATTACTACTGTAGGGTCTGGAAAGATGTTCAAAGGAAATTCTCACTTCACCTGTGAGGCATTTTGTTGCGATATTCTGATACATAAAATCATCCTTTCGATATGTAATTATTTATTAGATTCAAGTCCTGCAAAGTCTGTCATTGCAGGGTTATAGTTCTTTCTCGGATCACTCTCCGGCGCAATGGTAGGTTTACCGGGAGGTTTTACAACGTAATCTGCCAGCATTTCAGAGAAACCTTTTTTTCCTAGCATGGTTTCGCAATCTGTAAGAGTGATGGGCACTCGCTTGTACAGCAAAGATTCGTCTATCCCTGATACAGATAAGGCTTTGTATGCCTGGTCAATGTCATTGAACGCCCTGTTGCTGCGCCCTTCTACTACTTTCCAACCGGCAATGTTTTTGCCTGCCAGCAGCGCAGTCATTGCGTATTTTTCTAAAAGGGAATACCATTTTTTAATGTCAGCTGCTAAGGTAAGGTACTGCCCCACTTCATCATCCGTAAGTACGGGTGGAAGCTTGTCCATGAATGATGTTACCCGTTGCATACGTTCCATATACGCCCTGCAGGTAGCACGGCATTTGCAGAAATGACTATCACACCAGCCGCCCACAACGCATTCACCTGAACCATCGAATGCCATTTGACTTACGGGCTTAATGCTTTCACCCCAAGTATTTAGGTTCTCACAATTAATCGTCCAAGAAGAAATATTGCTCATTCTAGGCTGTACAATATGTAAGGTAATGTCCTTAATGTCGTATAAAAGATCATACTTTTTCAAAGCGCCCAAAGCATACAGCTTCATTTGTGGGTTATCTACGCAATCCACTTGAACGGTTTTCCCATACTTAAAGTCCACGATATGAAGATGTCCTCCACCGATCATGATGCTATCGGCGGTTCCAAACCCTTCAGGCGCAATATTGGAATAGTCCACTTTTGTTTCAAACACAGCATAGGGCTTTGAAGAAAACATCATTTCGACATCTTTTAAGTATTCCACGTATGTGTCCGTATCGTGATCCATGTCCACAATATACAATTCGTTGCCCTTTATTTTATTAAACTTACGGGTAAAGGCACCCTTATCCATTCCATGAAAATGACGTCTTGCTTTTAACTCGGCCAGCTCGTGGGCAAGAGATCCCTCCTGGGCAGACTCCCCTGCAGTGTCTGGCAATACAGCCTCCATTCTAGCTGAGGGGGTGCAGTGCAGCCACTTATCGGCCGCACTTGCAGATAACAAGGCATGGCTCATATCTGCGCCCCCATCCCTCTGATGGCCACTGCGAAATCATTGTATCTTTCCTGTGGCAGCTGTTGCAGTGTTTGTACACCCAAGGACTGCATCAATGCCACCAGCACATCCGTTTTACCTGCATCCATTAAGGGCGCCGCTGCCAACGAAAGTTGCTCCAATGTATATACTGCCGGCTGTGCTGTCGGCGCCGCAGTAGGAATAGGATTCTGCATCACCGGTGTTTGCATTTGCTGCAATGTTACTGGATTCTGCATTACCGGTGGTGTTATTGCTTGGGCTGTTGGAACTGAGCTCAGCATTACTGCTGGTGTCATTGTTTGGTTTACTGGAGCTGCACTATGAATTACTGGTGCAGATGGTGCGGCAGGTGAACCGTTTTTAGATATCTCTACTGCCAGCGTCTTTAAAACATCTATAATTGCCGGGCTATTTACTAAGTCCTTTTCACTAATTTTGATTACTAATTCCATATTAATTTCCTCCTAATTTTAAAATCTTCGTTTGTTTAGATTTCGGTAGAGCCATGAACCCTTCTAGATCCATGAGTATAAAACCTTTTTCGTGCTCTACTTTAACAGTCCCATGCTTAGGGTTAATATCTGCTTTTGCCTCGGCGATTTCTTTGTCCCATCTGCCCGTATGAATCCACCCCTTTTTTAATTTCCACCATTGACAAATCCCATCCTTTCTGTTATTTTCAAAGTGAGTTTTTTAGCTTGTCCCTTTCGGAATTGCCGTTCCTTGGGGACTTTTTTATTTTCTTTTCCATTTTATAAACCCCGGGTGCTGATGCACCAAAGAAGGAAAAAATAATAATCCATTTCAGTACTATCCTGTGCGGCAAAGCACATTCAACCGCTGCTATAATACCAAAAACAATCACTGCATAAAGTAGCCATAAAACCACCACCTTAATGTTTGTCACAAAAACGGTATGTACTTTACGCTTTTCCTGCTTCATACGGCGTTCATACTTTCGTCTGTCAGCATTGCGATATATGGGGTCATTATGTATATTTTGCACGCTTGTCCACCTCCCTAACAGATATTAAATCTTTCCTCAAAATATTTCTTTGGGATACGTCCTCGAATAGTCATAAATCCTTTTTTGGCAAGCTCGGCATTCAATTCCCGCATAATTAAGTATGCTTTGCTTTCGCTACATTTCAGACACTCCATAACATCCTTAAACGTGTAATATTTGTTATTCATAGAACCCCTCTCTCAACTTCTATGTATGAAATTTTAAATTCCTTACTGCCATTAGATACTATTAATGGATACCCATTATGCGTAAGCCAATCTTCAATCTGCCGCAAAACTGGCTCTCTATATTGATTAGAAATATCCGTATGTCCATTTTTTGAAAAGCTGGTTTTTGCGATATCACTTTCGGATATATTCAGTTTGCTCATGATGGCACCGATTGCCTGAGCATGCGGTTTACCAGATTTGGAATATACACCTAGAATTTCAGCCATCTCCGTTTGTTCATATAGCTTTTCCTGTTCAACCCTGATCATCGGAACGTTAATTCCTACAGGTGCATACATATCTTTCAGGAAATAAGTTCGCTGAACCGGATCTACGCCAGCCGCAACCAACTGCGGCAAGATAATTTTTGCAGCGTTATTTACAGAAGCTAGCTTTCTCTGACTTTTGGAAGGGGCTTCTTTTTTTGGCACCCTTTCTTTAGTCACAATCTCCTTTAGCTTGTCCTCCACAGCGATAAAATAAATTCTTGCCTCTTCACCCCTTTTGTTTTGACAACCCATGGCTAATTTCTTAGCAAATGAGACTGTGAGTCTGTAGTCAACGGTTTTGTTACCCTCGACATAGATGTCGAACCCCTCAAAATCAATTCCTTCTTCTGCAAAGGTATTCTCTAAAATGTTTGTTTTGCACCATCTTGAAAATTGTCCCTTCGCCAACTCTAAGAACTCATAAAGCTTTCTTGCTGTAGTTCTTCCCTCACTATCTACTTGCAAAGCGATTTCGATAGGCGTTTTTGTTTCTTTCACTAACCCGTTCATAGTTACCCCCTATTTTTGTTCGGCGTGGCTTGATCATCCTGTACAACAATGCGATTATCAGCGAGAAACTTGTTTAAATCACTCTCACTAATTCGCACGGTTTTCGTGCCACCGATCTTGACCGCCCCTATTTTCCCTTTGCGAATCCACTCGCTTACCGTGTCTCTCGATACCTTGAACATGTCTCCAATTTCCGAAACGGTATAAAATCTCATATTTTCACCTCGTTTTCTTGTTATTTTACGTGTTTTCTATTGATTTAACCTGTTTTTCGTGTTATTATTAGCTTGTCAAGGTTATTAACAACACGATTTCGCAATTACCTGCACTGTTTTGACTAGGTTTTCTTGCTATATCTGTATTATAGCATTGTTTCCGTGTTAGTCAACAGTTTTTAGCTAGGTTTTATTGCTATTCGCATTTTTTGTGAGGTGTGACTAATGGATACAAGGGAACGAATATTAAAACTTATGGAAAATAACCATATTACTAAATACAGATTGGCTAAAGAGATAAATGTGAGCAGCGGAATTATTAGCGACTGGGCCAGTGGGAAAAGCACATCCTACACCAAATACCTAGATAAAATTGCAAATTACTTTGGTGTAACAGTGGATTATTTATTAACAGGAAAAGAACCGGAAATAATAGACAGCGGTGTCTTAACCCCCAAGGATAAAAAAGACATAGCTAAGGATATGGAAAGAATAAGAGAGAAATTAATGAACAAAGAAGATGGTCCCGCAAGTTTTGATGGCGAAAATATATCAGATGAAAGCGCAGATTTGCTCCTTGCTCAAATCGAATCTATGCTAGGAACCATTAAACTTATTAACAAGGAGAAGTATAACCCTAATAAGAACAAGAAGAAAAAGTAGGTGACGCCTTGAAGAGAGATGTAAAAGAAACTGCAGAGTGGTACATAAGTAAATTTGAGACGAAGAACCCATTTCGTATTGCAAAAGGGTTGGGAGTACTTGTAAAAACAGCAGGTTTAGGTGATTATTCGGGCTGTTACATGTACCTCAACCGCCACAAGTGTATTTTTCTCAATGACAATCTTAACGAAAGCGAAAGGCGTCTTGTTATGGCACACGAACTAGGGCATGCCATCCTACATAAAGACCAAAATTGTTATTTCATCAGGAACAAAACATATTTATTATGTTCCAGAATTGAAAGGGAAGCTAATTTATTTGCCGTAAATCTACTGATTAGTGATGATGAGTTGAGAGAATATGAATCATGCTCCCTTGACCAATTGTCAATGATTTTTGAATTGGATCGTAAATTGATAGAACTGAGATTAGGAAAATAAAAAAGCCCCTACAGCACTGCGAATGCCGTAAGGGGAAACAAGGTTTGCGGGGATCACAAACCCTTAATATTATTATAGACAGTATGTAATATACTGTCAAATTAAGGGAGGATTTAGAAATGAAAAAATTTTTTATGGGCTTAGCGGTTCTATGTTTATCGGGTTCTCTTTTTGGTTGCAGCAGTTCCAACAATGCATCTGCAGAACCTGAGCAACCACAAATTCCTGATTTAACAGGTGAATGGAAACAAGTTAATAGTAATTCAAATGATACTTATCACATTGCCACTGTTGATGGAGAAACGATCGAAATTAGCTGGTTTACAGAAAGCGACGAAACAAAAGCGCTTTACTGGGCTGGCACATTCGTTGCACCCGAAACAGCAGACGAACCTTATACATGGGAATCTACAAATGACAAAGAAAAAACTGATAGTGCCCTGTTGGCTTCCGGGGATGATACAAAAACATTCACCTATGAAGATGGGCAGATAAGCTACGAAGCTTCGGCGATGGGTGTAACACAAACTGTAAGATTAGAAAAGCAACAATAACAAATAAAAAATCCCTCACTCCGCTACCAACGAAGTGAGGGACAAGCGGTCATACCGTGGTACAAACGCCTTCGACAAGCTAATTGTATCACAAGACCGCTTTATTTACCATACCTAAAATAAAGGAGGTCTATTTTTATGCCAGTTTATAAGGACGAAAAACGGAATTCATGGTTTTGCACATTTTATTATAAAGATTGGCAAGGAAACCGAAAAAAGAAAAAGAAAGAAGGTTTTAAGCTTAAGAGAGAAGCCCAGGACTATGAAAGGGATTTTATAAAGCAGCAAGCTGGTACCTGTGATATGACATTTAAGTCCTTATGCGATATATATAAAGAAGACTGTAAAACTCGACTTAAGCCGACAACGTATTCAAATAAAGAAAATATGATTGACAATTTGGTACTACCTTTTTTTGAAAGCATCCCGATTAATCAGATAACACCTACACATATTAGGCAATGGCAGAACAATATTATTGATAAACAATACACCCAAACATACATGAAAACAGTTAATGCGCAGCTCTCAGCAATTCTAAATTACGCAGTGAAATATTACGGACTCCCTCAGAATCCCGTCCGGATCTGTGGCAACATAGGAAAAATGCAGTCTGATAAATTAAATTTCTGGACGTTGGATGAATATAAGGCATTTATATCTAAAGTTGAAAAAAAACATTTTAGAACGGCTTACGAATTACTTTTCTGGACTGGTATGCGTTCCGGAGAAATGTTCGCCCTTACTTTAAGAGACTTTAATATAAAAAATTTAACTGTAACAATCAATAAAAACTATGCTCGGCATAACGGAAATGATTTAATTTTAACCCCCAAAACTGATAGCAGTAGACGTGAAATCTATATACCTCAACACATTGCCGATTCTATCACTGAATATACCGAACGTAAATATGACATAAGCCCTGATGATCGGCTATTTGATTTTTCTAAACAAATACTAGCTTACAATATGAAAAAGGTTTGTAAATTGGCCAATGTAAAACAAATAAGATTGCACGATCTAAGGCACTCACATGCATCCCTTTTGATTGAACTGGGATATTCACCGCTCCTTATTTCTGAAAGATTAGGGCATGAAAATATTGAAACAACTTTAAAAGTGTACTCACATTTATATCCGAATAAGCAAAGGGATTTAGTTGATGAATTACAAAAGCTTTGCAATTAG